TTGGGTCTAAAGGCTAACTCAGTTCTAACCACCAAGCTAGCTGACGCTGCTGGTTCGGTTGTAACTGGTGGAACTGGTGTATCCGGTGCTGCTTCATACGAGAACCTAATTGACCTTGTTTACGGAATCGCCGATGGCGCTCGCGTACTACCAGGCCTAGGCTTCCAGATGAGCAAGACTGGAATCGCAGCAGCTCGTAAGCTAAAGGATGGTGCAGGTAATTACATCTGGACTAACTCAGCAGTTCCTGGTCAGCCAGCAACATTGCTTGGCTACCCAGTGTACGAGAACCCAAATGTCGCAGCAGTAGGAACTGGAACGAAGTCGGTGCTTTTTGGGCATCTCCCGAGTTTTAAGGTCCGGGTTGCAGGTGGAATCCGCGTTGACCAGTCAACCGATTTCGCTTTCAACACAGACACTGTGACTTACCGGGGATTGATTCGCCTTGATGGTGGATTAACTCACGCTACCCACATCGGGTACTTCAAGGGTGGAGCTAGCTAAATCTAGCCCCCAGTCAAAAAGCTGGCAGTGGGTCACAGAGCGTAGGACTGTGGCCCACTGTCTTTTTTTGCTTTTGCTATTGTTTATCTATGCCTACAAATAAAGAGAAACTGACTGGAGCAGTAAGCGTCTGGTCTAACAGCTACAACGCACCAACCGGATACGGCCAACAGGTCACAATGCTGGTTGACCGACTCAAGCGAGCAAGCCTAGATGTGGCAATGCTTTCCAACTATGGCCTTGAGGGAATACCAGGCGTAATCAATACGCCTTATGGAAAAATTCCACATTACCCAAGAGGTTTAGACCAATACTCAAACGACTCTGGCCCTCAAGATCACAAGACCTTTATAGCCGATAAAGATAAGCCCAACTTGCTTATCAGCCTTTACGATGTCTGGGTAATGAAGTCAAAGCAGTATGATGACTTTCCAATCGCTGCTTGGACACCACTTGACCATGTGACTTTGCCACCAGGCGTAGAGAACTTTCTAAAGAAAGAGAATGTCACGCCAGTTGCTATGTCGCCTCATGGTGTTAGACAACTAACAGCCAAAGATATTGAGTGTGAGTACGCACCACACGCAATAGATACCAAGGTTTACAAGCCAACCTACACAATCGGCAAACATGGCATAAATGAGTATCTTGGTCTGACACCTGAAACTTTTATGGTTGGTGTTGTTGCCGCTAACAAGGCATCTGGGCTAGTTCACCGCAAAGCCTATGGCGAGCTGATTCTTGCCTTTAGTATCTTTGCCAAAGACAAGCCTGACGCAGTTCTTTATCTTCACACTGACTCATTCGGTTTGTCGGGTGGCTGGAACTTGCTAAACATCCTTGCATCACTGGGAGTAAAGAAAGACCAAGTAATCTTTCCAAACCCACAAGACTACCGATTCGGTTTGGCTAAGGCTGACCTTGCTGCTCTTTATACAAGGATGGATGTCTTGCTTGCACCTAGCTTGGGTGAGGGCTTTGGCGTTCCATCAGTCGAGGCTCAAGCCTGTGGCACTAGAGTAATCGGCTCTAACTGGGCGGCAACACCTGATCTAGTAAGTTCTGACTCTTGGCTGACTGAGGGACAACTAACTTGGGATGCTGGTCAAGACGCTTGGTGGATGACACCAAATGTATCTAGCTTGGTCAACGCACTTGAAGAAGCTTACAAAGCTGAGCGTGGCCCATCACAGATTGCCATTGACTTTGCTAGCCAGTTCGAGGTCGAGAAGGTCTGGGATGAGAGCTGGATTCCAATACTAAAGAAGCTACTGTGATTGCCTGGGTGTCACACCACTTGCCGATTGACGGCAAGCTAATTGGTGGAGCTGAGATGAGCGATGACACCTTGCTCAAAGACCCGCCAGTCAAGTTAGACATCATTACACCTGATAGGTGGAAAGAGGCGATGGCTTACGACCAGGTAATCATCACTGGCACAGACTTGCTATCGCCTTACGCTATGAATCAGTTAGCTCGCAAGAAGCCTGTGGTAGCAGTCAGGCATTTACAAACTCAAACCTTAGAACGATCAATGCTAATCAATTCAGCCAAGGTCTTGATAGCGCAGACACCGAAACACTTAGAGCTAGAGCTATCTTGGACATCACCCAAGAAAGCCACTTGGATTCTTTCATCGCTCGACCCGACTGAGATGAGTGTCAAGCCAAAAGAAAACTTTGCTTTATGGGCAGCAAGGATGCACCAACAGAAAGGGCCAGTCGAGGCACAGGCTTGGGCAAACGAGCAAGGGATTCCATTGGTGATGATGACCGACAAGCCAAGGGCTGAGGTGCTGGAAACAATGAGCAGGGCTAAGCACTTTGTCTTGTTGCCTAACGGCTTTGACGGCGAACCAAGGGTAATCATTGAGGCTGTGCTTTCAGGTTGCGAGGTTCACACCAACGACCATGCCGGCATTACCTCAGTTCCAAACTGGCGCGACCCTGCTGTCTTGACTGACCTAATCACTAAGTCAAAGGAATTGTTTTGGGAAACAGCTCTGGCCTAACCATTGGTATTGGTGTCAGCTTATTTGGCACAGCCTATAACGAGTTCATGCCCCAATGGTGGGCTGGTGTTCAAAGCCTAAACAGACAACCTGATGCAATCGTTATCTGTCATGACAGTCAAAACAAAGACTATGTTGAATCGCTTATCCCTGATGACTACAAGGCAATCACTAAACCAATAGAGATGGAAGGTGAGTTTGCTGACTTCATGCTGGCTATTCAGTCCAAGCAGACTACCGATTGGATTTCAGTTTGTAATGTTGACGACCACTACCTACCTGGTGCTTTTGACGAGCTAGAGCAAGCGGATCAAGAAGGCTGTGACATTTACATTGATAAGTTACAGATAAAGCACAATGGCTCAATCATGGAAGGCCGCTGGATACCTGAAAAGCTACCTTATGAGATGACTTGCCCTGGTGCTGCACCAATCAAGCGAGAGCTATTTGAGCGCACAGGTGGACACACCAAAGGTGCTATCTACGATGACTGGGAGCTTTACATTCGGTGCGTAGCCGCAGGTGCTAAACCCTTTCACGCTTCGACTATTAGAATTGTCCATGACTTAGGTTATGGCAGGGTCACTATGAGTGGCGTTGGTAGGCCAGCCTCAAACGACCAAATAGGTTTTGCACACATCGCTAAAGTCAGGCAAGAGCTGGGCTTTTAGAGCGTATCCATCAAGCAGTAGAATAGGAACATTATGGCAATTACAAATGGCTACCACTTCGCATTACAGACAATCTTGACGACACGCTCCTAGAAACAGCTATTGAGTCTGCCTCACGAATGATTGATGGCTTTACAGCTCGCACCTTTTCAAACTCTGGAACAGCTACTAGAAACTACGCTGCTACTGACGCACTAAACCTAATTATTGATGACGCTATTTCAATCTCACAGGTATCTTCTACTGACGAGGTTGGCGACACTTATGTAGTCTGGGGCGCTAACGACTTTCAGCTTGAGCCTCTAAACAGTCGCTCAGACGGACTCTACATGCCATACACAGGCATCAGGGCTGTCGGCGATTACACTTGGCCTGTTGTAGATCAGCAAGCTCTTTGCCGTATCACAGGTGTTTGGGGCTGGGCCTCAGTTCCTACTGCTATTAGGCAAGCAACAGTAATTCAGTCCTCAAGACTTTTCAAGCGCCTTGACTCACCTCTAGGTATTGCTGGATTTGGTGACATGGGTGCTATCAGGGTCAACCGCTACCTTGACTCAGATGTCGAGCAACTAGCTATGCCTTACAGAATTATGAGAAACTTCGGCTAATGAGCATCAGCCAAATCAGGACTGCTTTAGCTACAAACCTAGCAACCATTACTGGCCTACGCACAGCCGCAGAAGTGCCTGACCTACCAAACCCGCCTGTGGCAATCGTCAACCTAGATTCGGTTACATACGATCAAGCCTTTGCCAAGGGAATGACTAACTACAACTTCACAATCACTGTAATTGTCGGTAGAGCTGCTGAAAGAGAAGCCCAGCGCAAGCTAGATGGCTACATTTCACCAGGGGCAAACAGTGTCAAAAATGCG